CGGCGGCAGCAGGCCCTGGCGCGCCAGCAGATCTACTTCACGTTCGATCATCGGCCCCAGCGCTTCGGACTGTTGGCGGCCCATCGTCGGCGACAACAGCGCGCCCTTCTCGCGCGCACGTTCCAGCACTTCGGTCGCCGTCATCTGTGGCGTCTCGACCAGAATCTGGAACAGGGTCACAAGAAACGCGTCGTTGATCGACTCGCGCTGCTCCTGCACCATTTCCTTGTAGAAGCCCACGTTGCCAGTCTGCAGCGCATGCACCAACGGTCGGCCGTCTGCGGTGACGCCGCCATAGTTGATGGCGCCTGGCTTCAGGCTGAAACTGTCCAACACGCCGTCGTCATGCGCCAGCAGCACCGGGTCCACGATACGGTGGCCCTGCTTCAACATCGTCTTCTTCTGCTCGTTCAGCACCTTGATGTCCGGCAGCGCCAGCATCGCGGGGCTGCGACCGTACAGTTCACCGGGCGCGACCACATACCGGCTGATCGCAAACGGGAAGGTATGGTAGCCCGCTTCTTCCATCACCCGGTTGTCGAATGTGGAAATAAAACAACTGGTGAACGGCATGCCCTTGTAATCAAGGCGGCCGTGCGCGATGTCGTCATTGGGCATGACGGCATGGATGAATTCGAATTCCTGATCGGGGTTCTTCTCGGCAGCCGACTTCAACTGTTCGGACAGGCTGTCCTTGCCCCACTGCTGCGCCGCCTGGCGCGCCGTGAACTTGAACGGCCGGATCGCCGTGTCGATGATTCCCTGGTGGTTCTCGGCAAAGAAAATCTCAGCCAGGTGGATGGCGCGGTAGCGCAAGCCGCCCGTGTCCAGCTTGTCGATGTACAGACAGCCCGTGCCAAACGCGCCCAGGCCCATGTAGATTTCGTGCTGGTTGCTGGCGAAATTGGCTTTAGGCGCGTAGCGATACCGGAACAAAGCGTCGTTGACGTCTTCGTACCACTGGCGCACTTCGCGGTTGTTGAACAGCGTCTTGTCCTGCGGCACCAGACGATGCCACTTCTGGTTGCGCGGCGTCAGCATCGATTCCATGGCCGCCGCGAACTTGGTGTTCGCCTGCGCCGCGGTGGAGTCGAACATGTATTCGGTCTTCTTCGCGCCAGGGGTGATCATCTGGTTCTGGCGGAAGGTGCGCGAATACGACGGCATCACGCGCTCGGCGATCTCTTCCCAGTGGCTTTCCCAGATACCACGATTGCTGCGCATGCGAGACAAGCGCGTCTTGATCGACGCAATCTTGTCGCTTTCTTCCTGGGTCGGTTCGATGTTGGCCACGGGAAGCCTTCTTAGGTGTTGGTGATGACGGCGACTTTGAAGCCGCTACCCGGCTTGACGCAGATGTACTCGGTGGTGTTGGCGGCCATGCGGCGCGTGGTGGCGCTGGCCGTTGGCGTGGCGCCCACTTCGACGCTACAAATGGCGTCAGTGTGCAGGCGAATGATGCCGGTGCCCGCGTTGAACGCCGCTGACGCCAGGCTGCCGGCGCCGATGGCCAGTGTCTGGTTGACGATCGGCGGTTCTTCCGGCGTCGCGTTCTGGTTGATGTAGCCGGCAGCGTCACGGCCCTGTTTCGCAAATTCGGTGATGTACAGTGTGGCCATGCTATGCCCCTAAAAGTGTCTTGTACGCCGTGGCCTGTTTGACCTGTGGCGGCGTAATGCCTGTCAAAAGATCGTTCGCCGCGCTGCCCGCGGTGGCGGACGACTGATCAATCGTTGCTTGCTGGCCACGCGCTTGCTGCGCGGCATTCGGGTCGTAGGTGGCGGCCGCGGCTGCCGCCGGTGGCGCGACGTAAGGCTTTGGGATGATCCCCAGCGGATCGGTCGCCCACGAATTGCCGTTCGTCTTCGGGGCCAAGGGTGTGATCTTGTCCGTGAAACTCGACGCCGACTGCCACAGCCCCGCCATCCTACCCGCCCAACAGTGTCTTGGACGCCGTGGTCGGCGTCGTCGTGTCGCCCATGCCACCCGTCAGGATCGTCGATGCGCGTCCACCGGAACGCAGCGCAATCGCCTTGTCGCGCGCCGCCTGGTCAGCCTGCGCCTGCGCGGCCGGGTCAATAGCCGGCGGGGTCGGCGCCGCTACCGGCGTGGGGCTTGGTGTGTCGCCAAATAGTCCGCCCATGCTATAACCCCAAAATGATGTGATTATCCAAATATATCATAGTCAATGCCGGACGCCAATCGCTGTCGCCCGCTGGGGTTACGGCTGGTGCGCTGATCGTTGCGCGCCACCTTCACGGCGAACGTGAGGGCCAGGGCGTCGGCATCGTCGGGGCTGTGAAGCCCGCGCGACTTCATCTTTTCTTTCGGCTCCAACAGGATTTTGTCGCTGGTGCCCTGGAACCCGTAGATCGGCCCGGCCAGGTCGTCCATCAATCGCTGCTCATTGTCGATCGCCAAGTCGCCCAGCGCATCGCGCATGTTGGCCCACATTTCCGTGCGCTTGTTGGCCCACCGGTCGTCTTCTGCCTTGGCGCCGAACTGGATGTCGAAGACCTTGTAGTTCGACGCTTTCAGGAAATCGATCACACCGCCACCCACGCCACCACCGTCAATGGCCACCGCGTCGGGCCGGAACTTGTCGATCAACTCGGCAATCTTCCGGGCGCTGTAGACGGTATCCATCGACTTCCACCTGACGGGCGGAATGGTCCTCGCATCGCGCCCCTGGCGAAACCGGACCACGCATTCATCGTCGCCATAGCGCGCGATGTCGCAACCCATGATCAACGCCGCGCCGCGGTCTGGCGTCACCTCGCGCGCTGCAGCATTGTCGATCGCCTCGCGGCTGATGAACTGTTTGTCGCCTTGCTTCGGGAACTGGCCGTAGACTTCAATGCGGGCCGTGTCGCTGTCGGCGCCATGCTGCTTAATGATCTGTTCGAACACCCGGATGTCGGTGCCTTCCACGGTCCGGCTGTCCAGGTTCTGTGTCTCCCAGAAATCCCTGTTCTTGTGGAAACACTCGAAAAAGGCGCCGGTGTTTCGCCGCGGGTTGGAGAAGCAGAACCAGTATCTATCTGGGATAGGCTCGGTGAAAAAGCCTTCCGACACGTTCCAGATTGCAGCGGGAATACCGGAAGCCTCGTCGAATATGACGAACACGCCGAGGTGGTTGTGGATACCGGCAAACGCATCGGGGGTTTCTTCTGACCATAGTTGTGCCTGGGCGTAGTAGTAGCCGGTGTCGATCTTGAGTTGGTCTTTAAGCAACGTTTCGAACCACGGCGCGGGCTTCAAGTTCATCGCCATCTTTTCGAACCAGTGGCTGTTGATCGCCAACGTGTGCCACTTGCCGACTTCCGCCCAGGTTCGCGACTTCAACTGCTGCTCATTGTTGGCAGTGACCACCGTTGTCGAGCCAAGCCGGCACGACATCATCCACAGCACCAGCCACGCCAAGAGCGCCGACTTGCCCGGACCACGGCCAGAGGCCACCGCCACGCGCAGCATGTCGATGATCGCCTTGGTGGCTTTCGCGTCCTGGTTGTCCTTGATCTTCTCGGCGATGCGCCGCAGCCACTTCGCCTGCCACTTCCGTGGGCCTTTCTGGTGTTCCAGCGGCGTGCCGGGTTTGCCCCAGGGGAAAGCAAACATGACGAAAGCGTACGGGTTATCCGCAATGCGCGGGTCCCACATTTCGGTCATGAGCGCCTGTTCGTCCTTGGCGCTGTAAATTTGTTTGGGTTGGGGCATTAGTTGGCTAACAGTTCAAAAGCTGCGGCCAAACCCGCCGCAATCAGGCATACCGACCAGACAACAAGTGTGGCGCAGACCCATTTCGGCACGAAAGTCATTCCGGTTCCTTCGATGAGGACGGGACAACGGCCAGCGCGAGATTTCCGGTTTCTTGCTGGACCGCCGCGCGAGCCCACAGGATGTCGTTGGTCTGGACTTCGAAGGCTACCGGCCGGCCTTCGTCATCGCGTGAATAGACTTTCATGTTGCTCTCCGGTAATGTTTGTTGTTTATAAAAATTTCAAAAATTAAAAAGACAGCGGGCGAACAGTCCGTGGGGAAGACGGCACGGCCACGCTTCGGGGGTGCCCCCGCCCCCGACCCCCCTTCCGCACCGCGTGCGAGGCCCATCGACGTCGTACACTGATTAGCCATCAGTGGGCCGATGGCCTGAAACCTCAGTGTATTCAACGTCTTCAGCGATATTCTCTGCGCGCTGGTCGCTCACTGATCGCACCGCACGATTGCGTGCCTCCAAAAGCGCGCTGCCGATGTCCACGGTCTGCGTGACATTCACATCGACCTGGTCGCCATACGCTTTGCGGTTGATGCGTGAGGCTGTCCACTGCCGAACCAGAATTTGATTTCGTACTTTGGCCGGATCAGCATCCGAATCGGCCAGTTTAATGGTGTCATCGACTAACAAATGGGCCATGAATTGCCGCGCAGCCGCATAAGCTTCGGCCAATCGGGGTTCTGTTTTCATCACGCCATACAGTTGCTCGCCGGAAATTCCTGCTGCTTCCATCGCATCGGCGAGATGAATACCCGCATACATCGCCTCTATAACCCTTTCGGTTGCAGCGATGTTGCGGATCAGCGCGTCAGCATGTGTGCCTTGTTTTCTCATAGAGCGAAATCATAAGCCCGCGTTGCGATTCCCGCAACCGATAGCAACAAACTATGTGGCTTTCACACCCGATTGAAACAATTATGTTGCGATAATCGGAACATGTTGCTATAGTTCAGTCATCGGGAAGCAGCCGCAAGCCCGCCACCACAAAGGATTTCATCATGGCGAAGCATCAAGGACACAAGAACTGGAACCACTGGAACGTCAGCTTGTGGATCAATAACGACGAGGGTCTGTACCGTCTGGCGCAACGTTGCCTCAACCAAGCAAAAGCAATGGGTTCCAGCCGCGACACCGCAGCGCGCGACATGTTCGGCGAGCTTACCCAAACGGGCGACTTCGCAACGCCAGACGGCGCGCCCTACAGCGTCAGCAGCATCCGCGCCGCAATGGTAGGCATGTGATCAGCGTTGCGATTAACCCACCAGGCAGAGGAAACAGCATCATGTCAGACAACATCGCAGTGCTAGACGGCTACACCGAAGGCTTCATCGCCGATTGTGGGCAGCACGATCTCCACATCCTGGTCAAGCCAGACACCGACTTGGACAGCACATTCAAGGCATGGGACGCCGACAACCAGGAATTCATCCGTATCAACGGCTGGCTGTGGTCATTCGAACGCACTGCCGATTCCAACTGATGAGGCCGGATGGTTTCCGGCCGAAACGCTCGCAAGGGCGTATTGGAAAACCACAAAGGAACTGCCGCATGAAACAAGTCAAAGACCTGATCGCAGAATACGAGGCCAACGGCGAACTCAACCAGCACGACATGATTGAGCTTTTCGCCCTGGCGCTCGCGCAAGAGTTTCGGCAACGCAATCTCAAGCCGATTTTTGAAACCGACAGCCTGCCGGCCATCCTGCGCCAGCAAGCGACCTAACCAGGAGCAAACCATGCACAACTACCATGTGAAATTCTACGACGCCGGAAACGATTACCTGGCGGAGTCGCGTCAAACGGCGGATACCGAAGACCAAGCATTCGAAAAGGCGCTGGCGCAACTGGACGCCGCGACAAGACGCAAGGTGCGCAAATACCACGTCAACTACGTCCACTAACCCGCAAGTCCGACTGACGATCGCTAAATGCGTGAAACGCCGCAAGGCGTATCGGACAACAACCAAGGAACGCCATGAACCCACTCGAAAAACTTAACGCTGCGCACATCGCCAACCAAGCTGCACAAAGCGAAACGAAATCCGAAGCCATCGCGAACGCTGACGCGCATACAAACAACGCTGGCCTGCCGACATACAGCGCGCTGGTGGTAACACTGACCAAGGCACGTCGGTTCGTGAAGTTTCAGGCGCAGGAAATTGGCACCAAGCAGCTTCAGGACTTGATGGTCGAAATCGACGCAGCCCTTGCAGCCGCAACAGCCTAACCCAAACCCCTGCCCCAACCGAGCCTACCACCTAAACAGGGGTAGGCTTTTTCGTTTTCCCGGCCAACGCACACGGCCCCGCCTGAAATCCGCTACTCCAAATTCATTTGAGAGTTTCATTTTTCAATAGAGCCTTGAAACCCTTGTATTTATTGAGTGTATCTATTTATCTAATGAATCTAATAAATATATAGAGAGGCTGGGAAATAAATACCGTATACCGTAAACCCCAGCCCATACATGCCCCATAATTTTCCCCGGCGGCGACTAAGGCTTGCTTTAGTGGTAAGTTGCAATTGCCAATTTGCCCAGCACCAGCAAGGGTTTGCGGCCGATTTGTGCGCTCTTTTTGCTCCACAGAGCAGTAGAGACGCCAGAGAACGCGCCCCCAACACCCACCAAACCGCGACTCAATTGAGGTTACGCACCAAATTGCATTTCAAGGTACAATCTGGCCATCGAACACGAAACGGAGATCGAAATGGCCCGACGATACACGAGGCGCCTTGCCTTGGAAGCGAACCTGTTGGAAGTGGCAGAGGCCCGGCAGTTCGTGAAGCTGGTGGACGTCCTGAATTTCTCGGAGAGCAGTTTTCAATCCACGGCGCGCAGGCTGATCATGCAGCGCAAGCTGGAAAAGGTGGCGCATGGGGTGTACGCCAAGCCGGGAACGTCGGAAGGCTTGTCGCCCTTGGAACGTCTGGCGCTGGTCCACCCTTTGGCGCCCAAGGTGATCGAACACATGCTGGCCCGTGGTGGTGAATGGACGCCTGGCATCGGCCGTCCTGATGGAAAGGGCTACCCGGGCCTGCGATATCTGAGTGGCGCACGCAGCCCGGATTCGTTCCGCAACGCGATGCGCGCGCTGGTGCAGGCCGGCGCGCTCAAAAAAGAACGCCGGGGTGGCGTGCTGGGATATATCGCAGCCGGCGCGCCTCTGTTGGCCGCCAGCATCGAACGAAGCGACTTGGCGGATGAAGACAAGGCCGCAGAGCTTGATTATCTGGCGTACCGCGAAAAGCTGCGCATTCACATGGCGCGGCAGATAGTAGGCACGCCCGAATGGCGCGACCGCCAAGACCAGCACCGCATCGAAGTCACGTTGACGCGGGATCAGATCGCCAAGGAACGCGACGACAAGCAGGCGCTGGCCGACCTACTGTCGTAACCACAGCACCGGCGACGCCGCGAGTATCTGGCCGGACTCTCCGACGCCATCGGCCATGGCCAACCTCGACATGCGGTAGATGCCAGGTTCATACCCGTGTTTGAGTATGCGAATGGCCATCTTGCCGTCCAACGCGGTCACAACCGCATATCTGCCGATCGCTTCGGGCTGCACGTATTCCACCGGCTTGAAATAAGCCAGCCAGCCGTCCCGCACGTCGTTGGTCTGGTATCTGATGGCAACCGTGCCTTCAGGGACGCCAGGCGGCGCCGGAACGTATCCAGGCCCTTGCACGGTCCCAGGATGCACCGCGCCATCGGTGTCGACCCACCCGATCACTTTTAGCTTGTCGCCGGCGGGATTCAGGGTGGACAGGTCCAACCCGACCTGGGCCAAGACATCATCCCGTGGCAGGCCAAGGATTTTGGACAGTTCGATGGCTTCTTCCAAGCGGATATCCCGCTTGCCCCTCAACATGAGGGATACCGCTGAGGGATCAATGCCGAGACGTTTTGCCAACGACCGTTGGGACAGCTTCTTCTCGTCCAGCTTTTCCTTGAACCAGCGCGTATTGACGTGTGTAGGCATGCAAACCCCGTGTTGGCGGCTTCGACCACCAACCTGATACAAGCATATTGTGAAAATTGCAACATATTAGCACCGTACCAATCGCCCCTTCGCTAGGCAGAGTGCACAGAAAACCACAGTTCGCCTACCTATGGGAGTCCAAACTTGGCCATTACGACTAAATACGGCTTGCTATGTTGCGATTTCCACATTAAGATGTGGTTCATACATCGGGCATTTGACGGTGTGTACCAACAGGTCAGGATCGTTGTTCCCTGATAGTCCCCATGTGTTGCGGGTCAAAGATGTGGGCCGGTTACGCGGCCCCTTTACCGATGAAATAGGCGGCGGACAGCAAGCAACATACCACCGGACTCCCGTCAAAGCGGCGGTCCTGACCTGTTGGGGGAATTGCGCAGGCTGATGCGCACTACGAAGCGTTAGGTGGCGGCTGTTCGATCAGTGCCCCGATGTAATGAGAAACCTAGCAAGCCGGAGATCAGCACCGGCCACCAACAAACTATATTTCTACCAGGGGCAACAATGGGCATTTCAATTTATGTAGACGACCAGACGCAGGCTGGCCGCGTGATCGCCAAGTTCGGCAACGCGCGCAAGCTGGCCGCGCTGATGGAAGAGGTAACCGGGCGCCGCTGCGACCCCAGCCGGATTTATCGCTGGATGCACCCGCGTGAAAAGGGTGGCACCGGTGGCATGATCCCTTCTTCCGCGATGGGCGATGTGATGGCCGTGGCGCGTCATGAAGGAATTATCCTGACTGGCGACGACCTGTACCCCAAGCCACTCGAAAACAAGTCGGACGACCTGGCGGAGGATGTATGAGCGCGGGTGTCTGCGGCTTTTTCGCTGGATTGGCGATCGCCCGGGTGGCGATGGCTTCGCGCTCAGTACCAGCGGTTATTGTGAAGAAACCGCAACCGCGCATTCGGCAGGTCAACGCGTACTTGTGGGAATGCGTCAGCCACCGTGGAGCGCGCCGGGTTTGCGGCGAAGGCGCATCGGCTGCGGGCGCGTATCGCATCTGGCAGATCATGGACGCCGCACGATGATGGACCCCAAAGCCCGCCTTTTCTGTATTGCAACAACGATCATTTGCTACGTGGCGCATTGCTACGGGATTTTTTGGTGAGAACGACATGAACGTAGGGGAACTGATTGAAGAACTGCGCAAATATTCGGCGCACACGACCGTGGTTGTGAGTGGCTATGAAGGCGGAGTCACCGAAGAATTGATGGTTGGCGCGACGTTCATCCATCGCGATGCCAACGAAGGTGACTATTACGGCGAGCATGAAAGCACCGATGAAGTTACCGACCAAACGGTCGTGCTGATCGCTCGCACAAGGGGCGCACGATGAACGCACCCATCCCCAACCTGACACTGGCCGAGCGCGAACGCTGGGCGTACGCCAATGGCGACATGGAAACGTTGGCGCTGTTGCAACCGGCGCTGGTAGGCGAAGAAGCCATCGAAGAACTGCTAAATATCAACGCCGAGCAGGAACAGGAACTGCTCAAAGCGTACCGCAACGCGCACGGATTCTAAAATGAGTGCCAACGACCACGAATTGATAAGGCTGGCAGCGAAGGCCGCGGGCATCGAAGGCAGTTTTGATGACACCGAAGATGTCGGGGACGGCCTATGGATCAACGGCGAACGCACCCCGGATAACGACAGGTACTGGAACCCGCTGACCAAAGACGGCGACGCCTTGCGTCTGGTCAATAAGTTGCGCATGCGTGTCGAACACCACGTCCGGCACCCTTTTGTCGCGGTGTTTGCACACTTCGGGTTCTATGCCGAGCGTGTGGAAGAGGCGGTGGACGCGGATGTCGACGCTGCTACCCGCCGCGCTATCGTCCGCGCCGCTGCGGAAATCGGGCGCCAAGCATGACCTACCACATCGGCATCGACCCCGGCGCCCACGGCGCGCTGGCGCTGTACGGTGAGCGCGAAATCATCATCGAAGACATGCCAATCCTGGTCGAAAAGATCAATGGCAAGAACAAGTCACGCATCGACGCGCAGCGCCTGGCCGATCTGCTGGCCTTGTGGACGGACCACTACCGCGTTGCCGGCGCCACGATTGAACAGGTGGGAGCCAGCAGCCAGATGGGCGTCACCAGCGCCTTCGCGTTCGGTGAGGCGTTTGGGATGGTCAGGCAAGCGATCGCCTCAGCACAAGTGCCGGTGCAGTTCGTACGGCCACAGGAGTGGAAAAAGCATTTTAAATTGATCGGGCAGGATAAGGACGTCAGCCGCAAGCGGGCGTCTGAGCTTCTGCCACAACACGCGCATCGGTGGGCAAGAAAGATGGACGACGGCCGCGCCGAAGCGATTTTATTAGCCATTTATGGGAGCAAAGTATGAACAGCGAAACAGTGAAAAAGGATGATGGTGGTCCAGCATTTCCCGATCCGGGCCGCGCGCAGTCCGTTAAGCAGCGGGGGTTGCTGCCCGCCACTGGCATGACGTTGCGTGATTACTACGCCGGTAAAGCGCCTATCGACTTGGACCAAGCGGCGCGGATGTTCAACGATGAAAACGGCCGCAAAGCATCATTGCTTGAAGCGCTGCAACAATTCGCGTTCCTGTCGTTTGCTTACGCCGACGCCATGCTTGCGGAGCGTGCCAAATGAAAAAGACCCTCAAACTGATGTGGCTGCGTGCCCAACTGCGCATTTCGGAATGGCAGTTCGACAACATCCACCGCACGAACATGGAAGTCCAGGCCAACGCCCGCGCCACGGCGCGCATGGCCTTGGAGGATATGCAACGTGAAAGCCTGGCGGCGTCCCGCCTGCGCGTGCAGATCGCGACGTTGGAGGGTGGTGCATGATACTCGACATCGACAGCATCGCCCTCGAAGCCGCGCGGGATGTAGCCAGGATTAGCCGCAGCAGACCGGTTGGTGGTCATTCGCAGATGGTCGCGCAAATGCAATGCCGGATCATCGACGCGATCAACGCCGCCAAGCGCTCCATGCAGGGAAAAGCAAAGCCGGTGGCGCGCGTTACTGTGCGTACGGATGGATACCAAGATTGGACCGACATCAATACAAGTGCACTGCCGGCTGGCGTGCACGAACTTTTCGCCGCCCCGCCATCCACAGATGCGAAGGAGGCCCAACCATGAAAACCGCCGCCGAAGCGATCAAAATCGCGCAACAATGGGAAGACGAGCAAGTCGCCAGCTATCCGGCCCAAGTCGGCCGCGCGCTGCTCGCGCACATCAACAGCCTGGCATCGCCGCAAGTAACGGATGAGCAGATCATCTTGTCGGCACTTGAACGCATGGATCGAGCGCGGAACATTCTGACTTCCGGCAATCCTACACCGGCATGCAACTGGGGAATGCTGGACACCAGCGACTTACGCGCCATTCTCTCAGCACCGCCAGCAGCAGCGAGCGATCTGATCGGTCACAACGATGACTTGCCGAGCGGTTGGGTGCGAAATGCCGACGGAAGCGCACAGCCAGCAGCGAGCCAAGAGGCGAAGCCGGTAGCGGCTGATCAATTTGGGCTGTCAGAGCAGCAAATCTCCAAGCTGCTGCAAGGTGGCTTGAAACCAGAAGAAATCGGTGGTGCACCTGAGTTGCAGCATGAGCGTGTACGCGAACTCCTGCACTGGTTTTTGCGCCTGATTGACGGCTACGCCAATCCGAAATGGGCAAACCGCCATGCTGCCGAACTGGCGTACTACATCGCTACGATGAGCACGCAAAAACACATTGACGTGGCTGCGGTTCGTCAAGCTGGCTTCATTGCGGGATGCAATATCTCATCGAAAGAGCGTTCGATGCTTGAACGCCACGGAATTATCGCCGCCTCCACGCAGGAACAAGCGCCAGCAGATAAGGATGCGATCCGCAATGCTGCACTGGATGACATCAAGATTGGCCGACTGATCGCGGCTTCGACGGGCAAGCGTATCAATCTGCGCAGCGAAGAAATCGCCGAGTTCTACGCCCTTGCGCACATGGTCGCATCGTATGCCGATTTTGCCGCCGAGCAGAAACAAGCGCGAGCAGTTCATGTGCCGATCACGGTTGAATTTTCGCGCGCTTTTATGGATGGCGCAATGGAAGGCGAGCAGCGCGAAGTATTGAAGAACTGGAAAACGGTCAACGACTTCCTTGTCAGTTTGCAATCCCAACCGCAGCAGGTGACGACCACAAACCCCCAACCACCTAAAACACCATGACACACGACCCGATCAATCACCCTGTCCACTACACCGCCCATCCATCTGGCATCGAATGTATCGATGTGACCAGGCACATGGGCTTCAATCTCGGCAATGCGGTCAAATACATCTGGCGCGCGGACCTGAAGAACAACGCGATCGAAGACCTGAAGAAAGCGATCTGGTATCTGCAGGACGAAATCAAGAAGCGCGAGGCCGGCGAGTCAGTCGACGCTGCGATCAAGCGCGATGCGGAGAAGCGCCACCCAGGCTACGCGGCCAACGGCGTGGTGAACGGCGCCGAACTGGTTAAGCCCGAAGACCTGTGGGTCGATTGGCGCGGCGGCCGTTGTCCCGTGAAGGGCGATGTCGATGTAGAAGTCCGGCTGCGCAGCGGGCGTCAATACCTACCCGCGCAGGCGGAGTGCTTTGGTTGGGAACACGGCGGCGGTGACGCAGACATCGTGTCCTACCGCGTGGTCGAATGACCGATGACGACGCACGCTGGGAACTATGGCCCTACCAAGACACCGGCGCCCAGTTCCTGGCCGCGCGCAAGTTCGCGCTGTTGGCCGACGCAATGGGCGTGGGCAAGTCGGCGCAGGCGGTTCGCGCCACCGACATCGTGTTCGCCCAGCGCATTTTGGTCGTGTGCCCGGCGATCGCCCGGATCAACTGGGCACGCGAGTTTCATAAATTCAGTTTCATCGGCCCCGACGTCACGATCTGCGCCAAGCTATCGGACAAGCCGGGCCGCCAAGGAGTGACGATATGTTCCTACGACTACGCCGCCGAGGCGAAACGCCAGTTGAGTACCGAAAAATGGGACGTTTTGATTCTCGACGAAGCGCACTTCCTGAAGTCGATGCAGGCGGCCAGGACGAAAGCGATCCTGGGCAAGAAAGGACTGGCGCACAGCGCTGGGCAAACGTGGTTGCTGACTGGTACGCCAATGACAAACCACGCGGGCGACCTGTGGCCGATGCTTTTCGTGTCGGGCGTTACGCAAAAAAAGTACGCTGAGTTCATCAAGCATTTCTGTTCCGGCTACGACGCCGGATTCGGTTTCAAAATCACCGGCGTGAAAAACGTGCCGGAACTAAAAGCGCTGCTGGGCAAGATCATGCTCAGGCGCAGAAAGGAAGACGTTGTGAAAGACCTGCCCCCAATCTCTTTTTCCACCTTCGCGGTCGAACCCGGCCCCGTCGACTTGGAAATCGCGATGTACGACCTGTGGCGCCGCGCCGGTGGCGACGAGAAACTAAAGCGCGTCATCGACGCCCAGGAAGCGCGTGTGGCCGAGCAGATCAAGGCCCTGTCCAAGACCAAGACGCCGATGCGCAACCTGCTGCCGTTGATGCACGGCATGCAAGAATCCCTGCCCGAACTGCGCCAGTACACCGGCATGGCCAAGACCGCGGCCATCATCGAAATGGTCAAGCGCGAACTGGACACGCCGGTGGAGGAAGGCGGCATCGACAAGATCGTGATCTTTGCCTGCCACCGGGTAGTGATCGAAGCGTTCCGCGACGCGCTGCGCAAGTACAAGGCGGTGACGTTGTATGGCGGCACGCCGGCCGAGAAGCGCCAGGGCCACATCGACCACTTCCAAAACCACCCGCGCTACCGGGTGTTCGTGGCCAACATCGCGGCTGCCGGCACGGCCATCACCCTGACGGCCGCCAGCGAAGTGATCTTCGCCGAACTGGATTGGACGCCTGCGAACAACGCGCAAGCGGCCATGCGTGTGCACCGGATAGGCCAGACAAAACCGGTGCGCGTGCGCTACGCGGCGCTGGCCGACAGTACAGACGAGCATTTGACAGAAACGTTGCGTCGCAAGACACGGGACGAACTGCAAATATTTGGCAATTAACGTTGCGAAAATCGAAACGCGGTGCTACAGTAACAACGTGGCAAAGCAAAGAAGTCCAACCCTGAAGAAAAGGAAATATGATGCAAACAGTAACCCTGCAATTCGACACAGCCCAAGACGTGGCTGATTTTTTTGCCCGTCTGGGCACGCACCAGATGCCGGCGCCGGTTTCGGCGACTGAGTTTTTGGCCGGCAGCGGCGCAAGCACCGCAACCGAAGTCACCGCTGTTGAGCAGACCGAAACGGTTGTCACGGCGATGAACGAAAGCGCCCAGGCCGTGGCGGAAAAGAAACCGCGCGCGCCGCGCAAGCCGAAGGAAGAACCGGCGTCCACTCTCGAGCAATCCGCTCAGACGATCAAAGAGATCAACGCCGAGCATAAAACCCTGACCATTGAAGACGTGCGCGCAGCCCTGCAAGGCTACGTCGAACGCGCTGGCGAAGGCGGCATCAAAAAGGGCATGGAACTGGTCGCCACCTTCGGCGCCACCCGCGTGTCCGATCTGCAGCCGGATCAGTACGCGGACTTCATCGCGAAGGCCAAAGAAAAGGCCGCGGCATGACCACCGCCGCCCCACTGGCTTTCCACTCCACCCTCGGCGCGTCTGGCATGTACCGCTGGGCCGCGTGCCCAGGCAGCGTGCGTGAATCGGTTGGCATCGAATCCGAGTCCAGCGCCTACGCCAAGGAAGGCACGGCGGCGCATGCGCTGGCCGAAGCCTGCCTGACCAACGAATACAACGCGGCGTTCTTTGTGGGCACCGAGTTTGTGTACGACGACCATGGCGAGGCGTGCACCATCGTGCCGGATGCTGAGTTCGCCGAGCATGTCCAAGTCTACTTGGACGCGGTGCGCGAGATCGCAGAGATCGGCGACGACACGGTGTTGTTGGTTGAACACAAATTCCACCTGAAGGACATTCACGCCAGCCTGTTCGGCACGGCCGACGCGGTGATCTGGCGCCCCGATACGCAGACGCTGTTCGTCTACGATCTGAAGTTCGGCGCCGGCCTGCCGGTGGAAGTGATGGGCAACTCCCAACTGAAATACTACGCGTTGGGCGCGCTGATCACCACCGGCTACCCGGCAAAGACGGTAGAATTTGGCATCGTCCAACCGCGTTGTTTCCACGCTGACGGCCCGATCCGCACCGTCGCCATGCACGCCGCCGACCTGATCGACTTTGCCGGCGACCTGATGGCCGCAGTGGCCGCGACAGAAAACCCCGATGCGCCTTTGCATGCTGGCGATTGGTGCCGTTTCTGCCCGGCCAAGATCAAAGCCGATGGCCAGGTGTGCAAGGAAATCGAACGCCGGAAGAACGAAGCGATGAAACTGGAATTCGCCGACGACCAGCCATACGACCCGAACGTGCTGTCGCGCGCGCTGGCGGCAATCCCGATCGTCAAGGCGTGGATCGCCGCTGTCGACTCGTTCGCCTACTCCGAAGCTGAGGCGGGCCGCTCGATTCCGGGCTACAAGCTGGTGGAGAAGCGCGCCACTCGCAAGTGGAACACGGACGACAAGCTGGCGCTGATCAAGGCGCTGTCGGTGTCTGGCGTGGGCACGGTCAACTTCGTCGAAGAAAAGATGAAGTCGCCGGCGCAGGTGGAAAAGATTTTACCGAAGGAACACAAGGGGATTTTGGCCGATCTCACTGTGAAGGAAAGTTCAGGTCACACGCTTGTTTCAGCGGACGACAAGCGCGATGCAGTCAAGCAGTCCGCTCAAGACGATTTTAAAGATAAGGAAGTTTAAAACATGTCCAACGTTATCACTCCAAAGTTCCGTGCATCCTACGCCAACGTCTTCGTGCCAGTCGGCGCGACCAACGACGACGGCAGCCCCAAGCTGGACAAGAAGACCGGCAAGCAGGTGATGGAATACAGCGTGCAGGCGCTGTTCCCGGCCAACGCTGATCTGTCCGCGCTGAAGGCAGCCGCCAAAGCAGCCGCCACTGAAAAGTGGGGCGCCGATGTCCCGAAGAATCTGCGCAGCCCGTTCCGCACCGAGAAGCAAGACGGCAGCACGCCTGACGCGATGGAAGAAGGCGGTTCGTTCATGAACTTCAAGACCACCCAGAAGCCGGGCTTGGTCGACGGTTCGAACCAAGACATCATCGACTCGACCGAGTTCTACAGCGGTTGCTGGGCGCGCGCATCGGTTCGTGCGTTCGCCTACGGCGGTCCGGGCACCAAGTTCTCGCCTGGCATCGCGTTCGGCCTGCAGAACATCCAGAAGCTGGCCGATGGTGAGCCACTGGGCGGCGTGCGCGTGAAGGCGCAGGACGAATTCGAAGCCGTGGAAGGCGCGGTCGCCGGCGCCAGTGGCGGTGGCAGCGCAAACGCACTCTTCGACTGACCTTTGTATTTGAACCAGCCGCCCTTCGGGGCGGTTTTTTACCGGCAAATTTATGACAACACACCTCCACATCGACTTCGAAACCCGGTCGACTGTCGATCTTAAAAAGGCTGGGCTGGACGTCTACGCGAAAAGCCCGACCACTGAAGTGCTTTGCATGGCGTGGTCCATCGGCGAGGGACCTGTAAAAATTTGGACACCTGAAAAGGACGGCGGCATCGGCATCGAAGACGTCCGTGAATTCAATACGTTCTTGGGTGAGGTCGTCCACGGCGAAGGCCAATGGAAAGGTGGCCTTGTCTTCGGCCACAATGTGTCTTTCGAGATCGCCATCTGGAACGAGATTATGGTCCCACGTTTTGGCTGGCCGCGGCTGAAGCCGGAACAATGCCGCTGCACGATGGCGATGGCCTACGCCATGTCGCTGCCGGGTTCCCTGGACAACGCCGCCGCAGCACTCGGCGTCGACTATCGCAAGGACCAGGTGGGCTACCGCCTGATGCTGGCCATGTGCAAACCCAAGGCGGATGGCACCTATCGCGAAGACCCGGAATCGCTGGCGCGCCTGTACGAATATTGCAAACAGGACGTCGAAGTGGAACGCGAGATCGCGCGCCGCATGATGGCGCTGTCGCCGGCCGAGCAAGACATCTGGACGTTGGATTACAAGATCAACAACCGCGGCATCGCCATCGACGTGCCGGCCATCAAGGCTGCAATGGCGGTGGTCAACGCCGAGAAGGAACGCCTGGACGCCGAGATCAAGAAGGCCACCGGCGGCGCGATCAGCACCTGCAACCAAGCCGGCGCCATCGTGGATTGGATTGTCGATCAAGGTGTGGGTATCCCATCGGTGGCCAAGGCTGACGTGCTGGACGCGCTGTCGGTGGATGGCCTACCGGCCAACGTGCGCCGCGTGTTGTTGCTGCGCCAGGAAGCCGCCAAGTCGTCCAACGCCAAACTGAAGACGATGCTGGAATGCGTGTCGTCGGATGGCCGCGTGCGCAACACCCTGCAATACCATGGCGCCGGCACCGGCCGCTGGGCGGGGCGCAAAATCCAAGTGCAGAACTTCCCCCGGCCAAAGCTGAAACAGAAAGCGATTGAAGAAGTGATCTCGCTGTTGGGAAAACCCAACGCTCGAGACTCGATCGACCTGTTCTACGGTTCGCCGATGACCGTCATATCGGATTGCCTGCGCGGCTTCATGATCGCGCCGCCAGGGCGCAAGCTGATCGCGGCCGACTTCGCCAACATCGAAGGTCGCGTGCTGGCGTGGCTGGCCGGTGAAGAGTGGAAGCTGCAGGCGTTCCGTGACTTCGACGCCGGCATGGGCACCGACATCTACATCCTGACCTACGTCAAGTCCTTCCACCTGGACCCATCAACGATCGACGAAGACGACCCGCGCCGCCAGGTCGGAAAGGTGGAGGAACTGGCATTCGGTTTCGGCGGTGGCGTTGGCGCCTGGCGCACGATGGAAAAGGCGTACCGGCCGCCGCCGATGACCGACGACCAGATCAACGACATCAAGGACCGCTGGCGCGCAGCGCACCCCAAGATCAAGGCGTACTGGCGCGCGCTGGAAGACGCCGCCGTGGCAGCGGTGTTGAAGCCGGGCGCGCAATGTTCTGCCGGACCGGCCAATCGGCAGGTACAATTCCGAGCTTCCGGTTCTTTCTTGTGGTGCTTGCTGCCATCGGGCCGCGTGCTTTGCTACCCGTACCCCAAGATCGTGGCCGGCAAGTTTGGCGGCGACGCGCTGTCCTACATGACAGTCGACAGCATCACCAAGAAGTGGGAACGCACCGACACCTACGGCGGGAAGCTGGCCGAGAACGTGACGCAGGCGATTGCCCGCGACGTGATGGCCAATGGCCTGGTGAAGGCAGACGACGCCGGGTTTGAAACCGTCTTCAGTGTGCATGACGAAGGCGTGCTGGAAGTGGACGACGAAGACGCAACGCCGGAAACATTGAACAAAGTATCGCGGCTGCTTTGCAGCACGCCGCAGTGGGCGGCGAACCTGCCTGTGGTGGCCAAGGGTTGGATTGGCCAACGTTACCGTAAATAGGAGACTTATGAGCAACCCTTTCTTTTGCTGGCACCGCTGGGGTCAGTGGTCGTCGCCGCACAACGGCATCTTTGCGGAATCCAGCGGCAGCATCGGGTACTTTTCCGTGTGCCAACTGCGTGTCTGCGAGAAGTGTGGGAAAGCCGGCTACCGCCGTATCCCAAAAATGCGCAGTCTCGATGAACTGAAAAAAGAACGATAGGAAGAAACATGGACGAAGGAGATTACGCAAGTGCGCAAGAGCAACAACTGCGCGACCTGCAATTGCGCGTGCGCAAGCCGGTGACGATCAAGCCGAACAACAACTGTCACAACTGTGACGACGATGTTGCAGACGGCGTGTTGTTTTGCAGCACAGAATGCCGCGACGATTACGATCGGCGCGAACGGGCGAAGGGACGCAATGGAAACTAAACTCGACCACGCCTTGGCGTTGGCGGCCCAAGGCTTCTGGGTGTTCCCACTTCGATCGAACTCCAAGCTGCCCCTGAATAAGGGCTGGCAGGACGAAGCGACGTGTGACCCGGACCAAATTAAAAAGATGGACTTTGTTTCGCGTGGCCTTAACGTTGGGATTTTCACATCGCGTTTCGGCCAGGACAACGCGCTGCTGGTGGTCGACGTGGACATGAAGGAAGGGAAGAACGGTGATGCCGAGCTATTCCGATTGGAAATGGAAGGGCGTGATTTTCCACCCACTCGAGAGGTTACGACTGCCACCGGCGGCCGGCACCTTATCTACTCGACTGCGGAGCCTGTTAAACAAGGCGCGAACGTCATTGGCGACGGCCTTGATATCCGTTCCCGTGGTGGCTTCATCGTTGGCGCGGGTTCGACAATCGACGGCGCGCCTTACCGCGTATCTGTCGATGCTCCGGTCGTGCCAGCGCCTGCCTGGCTGGTTGATCATTGTGGTGTGGATCGTCGCGACCGCGGTGAGTTGGCTGTTGTTGATCTGTCTGGCGTGGATGCTGGTCGCGCTCGCCGCCGCGCTGTCGAGTATCTGACGGCAGCCGAACCATCGGTCGAAGGCCAGGGTGGTGACGAGACAGCGTACAAGGTGGCCTGCCGCGTCAAGGACTTCGGCGTGGACGCAACCACCGCTGTCGAACTGCTGGACGACCACTGGAACCCGCGCTGCCTGCCGCCGTGGGATTTGGACGCGCTGATGGCCAAGGTCAACAACGCCTACGCCTATGGCGTGGTGCCGGCCGGCGCCGCCGCGCCCGAAGTGCAATTCCCGCCCGTGGTGGTTGAGCCGGAAGCGAAGACCGCCGGCGGCCCGATCCAGATCATCAACCGTGAATACGCCTTCGTGCGCCAGGGCGCGTTTGTGCTGCACGAAAACACTGACGAGTTCGGCGAATTCAAAACTGATCACCTGAACCTGGCAGAGTTCCACGGCTGGTTCGCCAACAAGACCATCACGATGGGCAAGAAGACCATGCCCCAGTCGCAGGCGTGGATCGAATGGCCGCAGCGGCGTGAATACGAAGCCGTTGTTTTCGCGCCACAACAGAACCCAGGCCCACGTTGGTACAACATGTGGCGCGGGTTCACCGTTGCGCCGGCCGCCTCTGCTGATCACCCATCGGTGGACGCGTTCAAAGAGCATGCGTTGAAGAACACCTGCGACGGCGACGCCAAACTGTATCACTGGCTGATGTCGTTCTTTGCCCACATGATCCAACGGCCCTACGAAAAGCCGTTGGTCGCCCTGGTGTTCAAGGGCAAGAAGGGCACCGGTAAGAACGCCTTGGTCGAACGCGTGGGCCGCCTGCTGGGCGCGCACTTCCGTGTCACCGACGACGGCCGCTACCTGACGGGCAACTTCAACAGCCACTTCGAAGCCAACCTGTTCTTCGTGCTGGACGAAGCGCACTGGGCCGGCGACAAGCGCGCCGAAGGCAAGTTGAAGGGCCTGATCACCGGCGCCAAGCACAGCATCGAACGCAAGGGCAAGGAGCCGTACGAAGTGCGCAACCTGTCGCGCATCGCCATCATCGGCAACGAAGACTGGCTGGTGCCAGCGTCGTCGGATGAACGCCGGTTCGCCGTGTTCAACGTGGGTGACGGCCGCATTCAAGACCGCAAGTTCTTCATCGACATGCGCGAAGGGATGGAAGCCGGCGGCTACGGCGCCCTGCTGCGTTTCTTGCTGGACTACGACATCAGCGGCGTGGACCTGAACGACGCACCGGCCACCGCCGGCCTGGCCGAGCAGAAGGAAGCCAGCCTGGAACCGCTGCAGCAGTGGTGGCTGACCTGCCTGACCGATGGCCGGATCGTTGAATCGGACTTCGGCAGCGACTGGCCGGCGGTGGTGGACCGCGACAAGCTGCGCGAATCCTTGGGCCGGTACTGGAAGGCGCGCGGCATCCGAGCGATGGCGCCGGACAGCCGCATGGTGGGCAAGGCGCTCAAGAGCATGTTACCCGGCCACGGTAATTACCGCGGCCCCAAGCCCGACCAGCGCTACCACTACCGGTTGCCTGACCTGGCGCAAGCGCGGGAAGAGTGGGATCGCTTCATGGGCTTTAGCCGGGAGTGGGAATGAGCGCCTACTATAACGAGTTTGATCCGCACGCCGCGCAGTGGCTGCGCAATTTGATTAAGGCCGGGCACATTGCGCCTGGCGACGTTGACGAAAGGAGTATTGAGGATGTCGCACCCAGCGATCTTATTGGATACACCCAGTGCCATTTCTTTGCCGGAGTCGGTGTCTGGTCCCTCGCACTGCGCGAAGCCGGATGGCCCGACGACCGGCCAGTCTGGACCGGTTCCTGTCCTTGCCAGCCTTTCAGCGCGGCAGGCAAAGGCGATGGGTTTGCTGACGAGCGGCACCTTTGGCCCGCCTTCTATCACCTCATCGACCAGTGGCGTCCTGCAAAAATATTTGGAGAGCAGGTTGCAAGCAAAGACGTCGATCCTTGGGTCGACCTTGTACACGCTGACCTGGAAGCCTTGGGTTACATCTTCGGGGGTGTCCCGTTCCCGTCTGCGGGCGTCGGTGCGCCGCAAATCCGAGACAGGCTGTATTGGGTGGCCGACGCCGACGACCCCGAGCGGAGGGCAACGAAATCCTGCGGGCACAAGCCAGACTGGCCGCCGGCCGGACGGTTCCAAAGCCACCGTAACACTTGGCAACGTCTTCATGGCCCGGATTGGCGAACCGCTGCCGCCGAGTTTTGCCAGGATGCTCATGGGGTTGCCGGCCGAGTGGGACGACTGCGCGCCTACGGAAACGCGATCAATAAAGAAGCGGCGGTAGCGTTCATCGTCGCGTCCGAAGAAGCGTGGGTGTTCACATGACAGCGCCGCCGCTGAAAGGCCAACGGCGCGCCTGCGCCAACAAGCACCGGCACCCGGACGAGTTTACCGCCCGTGCCACGGCGCAGTTCAGCATCACCCACCACAAGGCGGCGACCGTGTTGTGGGTCTACCGCTGCCCGGCCTGCAAAGGGTGGCACCTGACGCATAAGAACGGCGGCGCGAAGTGGCGGGTGACGGCCGACGACTTGGTGGAGCTGTAAATCTTTTATCGACCAGTGTGCGACCAGCGGGTGGTTTACCGTTTAGCTTACCACCCGCTAAGTCTTTGATTTCGATGGTGGGCGCACTAGGGCTCGAACCTAGGACCCGCCGATTAAGAGCCTCGTTGCCTGGGGGCAACGTTGCTTGATTTACAACGGTTTTCAGAACAGACCGGGAATAGGATGTTGCGATAATCGCAATCCGGTTTGTTTCGATGTGGTTTTAACATCCTGATTTTTATCAACGATCCATTTTTGCGACCAGTGTGCGACCAGCTGGGAGCGTTTTCTTAGGAGATTTTGATGACCCATACTGTTCTTCCCGACGGCTCTGCGTTTGCGATTCTGAGCACCCCGCTTCCTTCAAACCACTGGCTGACGGCTGACGGCTACAACGTGCCGCCGATGCCGCTGCGCCTGGGCGGCGACGACCCGCGGCGCCAATTGTTCAACGACGCGGTGCGCGCGGCCGCCCGCTATGCCATCCGCGCGTCGACCATGAACGGCAAGGAAAACGACTTCGACCCCGACGCCATGGTCCAGAACATGGTGGTTGGCCTGCTCGGCTACCACACGCCGGACGGCCTGTGCGGCGAGGAATGGGCGGACCCCAAAGAGCTGCCCGACCTGTTGGGCCGATCGGCGACAAGCGGCGCAAACAGCGCGGCCCCTCACGTCGTGAAAATCCACAAGTTCGGCCGTCGCGGCACCGGCAAGCATGAGTACGAGATGAGCGACGGCAGCATAGCCACAATGAACGAACTCGATGCGCTATTGTCGGCAGCGAAACACGCCAACAGCCTGAAGGCGAAGGACACTGAAATTGCCGAACTCCGCGCTGAACTAGCCGAGCTGAAGGGCCGGTATGCAGAGAACGCAAAGCCAGATAGCGGGCCGGCTGACGAATAATCTGTCGGGCCAAGTGCCTGAAAAGACTCGAAAAATCATCGGGTCTGCGACCAGTGTGCGACCAGCGAGCAAAACGGGTCCGACTTCTTGGACCCGGCCGTTTTCGAAGGGCTGGAAACACCAACAAAACCAAGGGGTTAAGTGGTGGGCGCACTAGGGCTCGAACCTAGGACCCGCTGATTAAGAGACTTTGGAAAACAACATTTTGTTGCGGACACCGCAATATATGTTGCATAAATCGGCAACGACATCTACACTTGGTGCTACGGTCGCAATGACCAGAGGCCACCGGCCCAAAATTGCGACCGGTTTGCGACCAGTGAGATTTCTATGGACCGACTAATCGACCAGTTTGAATTGCGCCGTGGAGATAGCCGCCGGTACGACGGCTTCAGCCGCGGCTTGATTGTAGAAAAGGAAGCCCGCTCGACCGGCGCGATAAGCCCGGTGCCCGGCGGCGTCCCCAAAGACGAATACACGCTGCGTGTGACGCTTGGCGTCAACTTCTATTCCAACGCTGCCCAATTAGCCGAAGCCCGCAAAGTGGCCGAGCGGTCGTTGTTGGCTCACCTCTACGGCGACACACTCAACAAACTGCAGCGCGCGGAGCAAGCGGTGTGGGATGGTGATCCAGAGGCTGTTTTGGAAGCGTTGAACGACATCCGCGCCATGCTCACCAAGGGGTGATTCCATGCACAACACCACCATCCAGAACGCCAAGCCCGGCGACACCATTCGCGACGACCAAGTGAAGGGGCTGATGCTGCGCGCCTTCGACGGTCGCAAGTCCTTCTACTTGTACTTCCGCACGAAGCTGGGTGTGGAGCGCCGCCCCAAGCTGGGCGACTACCCGACCATCACGTTGGCCAAGGCGCGCGAGATCGCCCGCGCCAAGTTGTCGATCGTCGCCGAAGGGCGCGACCCGACACTGGAACGCGACAAGGCCAAGCAGGCGCCGACCATGGAAGAAGCGTGGGATCGGTATTGGCGCGAGCATGGCGCGGCCAAGAAGTCGTCCAGCGAAGACGAACGGATGTGGAAGACGATTTTGAAACCGCGCCTGGGTCGGCGCCGGGTGGCCGAACTTTCCTACGACGACATGTACGACCTGCACCACGCGCTGCGCGACACGCCCGTGCAGGCCAACCGCGTGATTGCCCTGACGTCCAAGATGCTGTCGCTGACCGAGAAGTGGAACTGGCGGCCGCTGGGGTCGAACCCCTGCCAGCACGTCGTGCGCAACCCTGAGCAGGCGCGCGAGCGTTACATGGCTGGCGACGAAGCTGCCGCCATCGCCACGATTCTGGACCGCGAAGAAGCCGAGAACCCGGACGCTGTGGCCTTCCTGTACCTGTTGATCCTGACCGGCGCGCGCAAAGGCGAGATCGCAGCCGCCCAGTGGGATTGGCTGGATGGCCAAGTGCTGCGCCTGCCTGACTCCAAGACCGGCAGGCGCAATGTCTACCTGCCCGATCAGGTGATGGCGCTGTTGGCCAAGTTGCCCACCAACCGCAAGACGATCACCGGCATGGCCGACCCGAAGAAGTTCTGGTATCGCGTGCGCGCCGAAGCGGGCTGCCCCGATCTGCGCATGCACGACCTGCGCCACTCATTCGCCAGCGCGGCGTTGAAGGCCGGGCTGAACCTGTCGCAGATCGGCGAACTGCTGGGCCACGCGTCGACGCAAACGACAAAGCGCTACGCCCACCTGATGGAAGACGTAGCGCATGCGTCAGTTGCTGCCACGGCCAATGTCCTGGCCGGGATGATGGGGCGTTAAGCCCCGTCGAACACGGTGATGGTCACACGTCCGGCGCCGCCTGTTCCGCCGACCACGCCCCCACCGCCACCGCCCGCGGGGGCCGTGCCGTTCGATCCGGTGCCGGACAAAGAGCCGGTGCCGCCGTTGCCCGCGTCACGGGACGCGCCGCCAACGCCAAGCGTGGTGGTGTAGTGGCCACCGCCACCTGCGCCGCCAAACAAACTATCACCGCCCGTGCCGCCGACTGTGCCGGCGCCGCCGCCGTAGATCGACGAACCGGCTTTTGAGCCAAAGGTGATTGAGGCGCTGGACAAGTCGGTCGCGGAAAGCACGAAGCGCCCGCCGCCGAGTGCATTGTCTTGGTCGAAATACACCGCGTTAGATGAACCGTTCCACACAGCGACGATAGGCATCCCGGTGGGCTTGCCGCCTGCAGTGTATGTCACACCGCCCAGCGACACCTGCGTGTTCGCGCCCGCGCCGCTGATGCCACCGCCCCCGCCTCCGTACTGGAAGCCCCCGCCGCCACCGCCGTAGGCCGTAAGGAGAGAACCGAAAGTGGAGTTGCCGCCACTGTTGGCCGCGCCGTTATTCACGCCTGTCGTCCCGCCCGCGCCGACTGTTACAGCGACAGTCGCCGACAGCGCAGAAAGCAGAACCCAACAATATGCGTATCCGCCCCCGCCCCCACCACCTGCGTATGTCGAACTGGACGCGCCACCGCCGCCACCACCCCATGCTTCAATGAGGGCGAACGCGTTGGCGGCGAACCCGGACGGCTTGGTCCAGGTGCCGGATGCGTTGAAAACCTGGCGGATGTTGGACTTGTTGCCGCCCGCGGGGATAGCAGCGACGGCACTTGATATCGCAGCCGCGATCGAACTGGTGGTAGGAACGTCGGTGTCCAACAACGCCGCGGGAATTTTGGTAGTCATATATCCTTTCGTTGCTACTTCACTTTGGCTGCGGCGTCGTAGACGCGATAGCACTCGGCGAGAGCGGCGCGGAGTCCGTCTGCGCGGGCAGCTTCCCGGCTAAGAAACTCTGCATCCGGTCGGAAAAGTTCGGCCCCAGTGGCGCCTTTTGCAGCGGCGGCAGGCGCGGTGCTTCCGTTGGCAACGGCGGCAGGGCGTTCGGGGCGGTTGCGCAAGCGCTCAAGAGCAGCAGCGAGCTTGCCATTAGTGGTGTCCAGTTCATCTTGTTTTTCCTTCGCGGCGATGGCCGCATTGTCCTGCAGATTGTGTTCGCGTTCGCGCGCGGCCTGCTCGGCCAGCAGCGCGTCGTCCTTCTGCTTGGCCAACTCGGTAGCGTGCGCGGCCACCAAGTCAGCGTTGTCCTGTTTGGCGTCAGCCAGGCGCACGGTCTGCACGCCGGCCACGCCCAGCAGCGCAGCGAACACCACGCCGTAGGCCCACATCGGGATCGGGTTCATCCGACCCTCATCATTTCTGCCAGGCGCTTGGCGCGATCGCCCACCTGCCCGGCCCACTTCGACTGCAGCATGGCCGCCGCGGCTTCGGCGTAGTTGCCGCCTTGGATCAAAGCCAGCGTGTTCTTGAAACCCAGTAGGCCGTCGATGCCCATGTTGAACGCCATGTTGGCCAGCACTCGCTGGCGCGCTTCGGACAGCGTGCGCCACCACGGCAGCCGCGCGTCCAACTGCTTGCAGACCTTGCCGATGTCGTTGCCCAGCATGAGATCAATTTCGTCATCGCTGAACGGCACGTCGGTCAGGTTGCGGCCGACGCCGCCCGTGACCTTGCCAACCGTGTCTTTGTAGATACGGGGCTTGCGGCCTTCGTCACGGGTCAGTTCGGATTTCAGGGTGGCCAGGTCCATCACTTTTCCTTCGGCGTTTGGTCGACAATGCGACCAAGGAAACCCAATGCGAAAATCGCACCAGTGATGCCAGCCATCCACGCCGGCGGCAAGTTATCTTTCAGGTGGTCGTACATGCTGCTGTACGTGAGAGACAGTGCGATGCCGATCGCATTGGCTTGCTGAGAGAACAGGCGCAGGCACTTGTGCCAGTTATCGATTAGTTTCATTTCGCGCCCCCTGTTTGTCAGCCAGCTTTTCCACGCTGCGACGCAGGTCCACCAGCGCGTCGCGCACTTCTTGGAACTTGTCGCGGCTAAGGCTGTCTTGCGACGCATCGCGATCTCGCTGGCTCAATCGCGCTTCTTCCAAAACCAAGACGCGCTTGTCCATGGCGTTCCACGCAGTGGCGCCAACGATGATCAAACCCAGAACTGTCAGAACGTGGCCAACGTTGATGGTCATGTCGAATTTAAATCGGCCTTGTGGCGGGGGCGTCGTCATGGGAATGGCACCCAGTCCGCGCCATCCCAGCGCCACTTGCCGCACTCCAAGTCGAAATCCCAAGGCACGACGATTGGCTCGTCGCACAGCGGTTGCTGCCACCGGCAGTTTGCCTGCTGGTAGCCCCACGACATCAGCACCCCGTAATTTGGCCCAGGGTTGACGTCAATCCATGCGTGCATGTCCATGTCTTCACCTATATTCTGGAAGTCCAGCCTCGCACGCGGAGCGTGTGAACGTAGCTGGTGACGTTTGTGCTCAAGTTCGCATAGCCGTACGACATAAGACGCACGGCATTTGGCGCGAACTCACCGTTTAAGGAAAAGCCAGCCGACGAAGCGGCCAGCGGCACGTTGACCGGAAACTTCAGGTCGATGGCCGAGTTGTTGGAAAGATTGATATCGCCGCCGCCTGCGCCAGCACCACTGGTCACAATGGAACCCTCGCTCGCGATGGACCACGATTTCGCAATCGAAGGAATGGCGTTCGCTGTGCTGATCGTCTGTGGAAAGACGCCGCCGCCATTCGTCACTAACGCGGTGGAAGCGCTGAGGACGAATCGGTCTTGCTGAAGAGTCCCCTGGTAGAACTGCGCGCCGCCGTTGAGTTTGTGGCTCATGGCGAAACGCCATTCCGTGTAGCCGGTTGGCCCGACGCTGGGCGCGTTCAGACTTGCGACAAGCGCAAGACCGCCAGCGCCGTTGGGCACGTAAAAAATATTTGGTTCCGCGAACGCTGCGAATGCGCCGGCTTGGTCACGACCGCCCAGACCTTGGAATGTCAGATCGACGGTCAGCGAACCGACTGCGAGGTAGGTCTTGGTCGTGCCATCCGTGCTGCGTGTGGTCACACTGTCGGCCGAAGTAAAATCGAACTTCGTCGTTGGCGTTGTGGCGTTGCTCGCGCCGACCAAACCCACGATGCTGGACCCAACGGCATCGGCGCGAGCAACGGGAAAGCCCCCGGCTTTGACCCCGTTGTGCACCACAAGTGTGTTCTTGTCAGTGTCGACCGTCATTTCTCCGGCTGCGCCGGTGAACGCGTTTGTTTGGGCGGTCGTGCCGCGTCGGAATTGAATCTGTGTGCCTGCCATTACGTGCCCCTTAAAATACTGCGCCGTAATCGGCGAATGATGTTGCGGAAGAAGTGATCAGACCGTAATCAGCGTTGTTCGCGTTGACGACTGCCGCGATGGTTCCACTGATCTTTACTTCGATGTTGTTGGTCCCGGCCGGCGGCGCTGTCACGAAGTTGAGCGTGCTGCCGGCGAGCGACCATTGGTCTTTGTTTTGGTACACGCCGCCGATGAAGACATCGACCATAGATTGCTGTGGCGGCGTGGACGGCAAAGTGAATGCTGTCTGCGCGCCGGTGCCGCTGAAATCCACTTTCGTCGGCGCCACGGAACTGGCGATAGTGGTGGCGATGTTTGCCTGCGTGGCTGCTGCGGACGCCGACGACGCAGCATTTATCGCGGAGGTATCGGCCGCCGTGGCTGACGCGGCAGCAGAGACTGACGCGGCCACCGCCGTGTTCGCCGCAGCCTGCACGGTGTCGACGTCAAAGGTGGTAACGGCCGGATCGCCATTGACGTCAAAACTCAGGTACTTGTTGGCGCGCAAAGGCGCGGCCGGAAGAGTCGACACCGCTGTTGCCGGGTCGCCATCGTTAAGACGAAGCGTTCGACCAAACACATCACGCACGCGCTGCGCCAGCACAGTCAGTTTGTCCACCGCGTTTTCGATGGACGCTGCCGGCAGTGGGTCGTTGTCCACCCAGTGCGTCAACTGTGTCGCTGCCGGGTCGCGGTAAATAGTGAGAGTGGCGCCCGAGGCCGGCGCGGTTGTCGTTGTCAGCGTGCCGCCCGTTGGCGACGTCGCCCCGGTCAGCGTGTAGTCGGTGTTGAGAACCAGCGTGGTGAAAGAACCATCGGCGTTGCCGATGACAGCCACCAGGTCGGCGTTTGCCGCGAAGTAATACGGGACAGCAAAAGCCACGGTCGACCCGTTGCCATTGTAAGATACCCGACTGGTGGTGGAATTGATGGTCATGGGCCGCCCTAAGTTCGTGTGATTATCGCAAAGTTGTGCTGTTACCGCAACCTACTGGCCAACAGCGCGGCCCAGTTGCGGCGCGCGTTGGGGCGCAGGCGTGCCAGGCTGCCAGTAATATTGCTGCCCGAACTGCTGTTGCGCCCGCTGCATCGTCCGCGCGCCGTAGCCGGGGTTGAACTCTTCCTGCAGGCGTTGGAAAATCATGTGGTCGAGCGCCGCCTTGGCGTACCAGAGATTGGCGAAAGGCGTGTTGGACTTCACGAAGTTGACGGCATCGGCCGCCGCATTCGTCTTCTTGCCCTGGGCGTGCTTGATCAGATTGCCCTGAGTCAGGCCCATCGTGCTTTCCACCAGGCCCGCCACAGGGCCGAGCAGCGCGGCCACCGGGCCGGTCTGCTGGTGCTGCGTCGCCTCGCCGAACAAGAAGTCGCCGTACAGGCCCAAGCCGCCGCCCTTCAACATGGCCGCAATGCCGTTCTTGATGCCGCCCGGCTTGGTCGGATCGACGTTGCGTGGGTCTTTGCCGGCCAGCAGTTCGTTCACTTCCAGCGCCACGGCGCCCATTATGGACGTCAGGCCCACGAAGGTGGCCATGTAGGCCGCCTTGCCCGCGGCGGTATCCTGCGCGAAGCCGCGCGCCCAGTGGCGGGAGATCATCGCCCATGGGAAAGACTTGAACAGCACGACACTGCGCGCCAGTTCGCCTTTCCATGTGCCGCGCTGGATCGACCCGCCCAACTGGTAGCGGTCTTCCAGGCCCGGCGTGATGACCGCCATGTTAATTTCTTCGTCCACGGCGCCGACCAGCATCTGGGCCGCGTCGCGGCGCAGCGCCACCGGGTCGCCCAGGTGAGCGATCGCTTCGTCAGGCACCCGGTAGATGGACGCTGGCGTCAGCACCGTGGAGTTCGTGCCGTTCCACGCTTCCGGCTCGGCGGCTTTCCAGACCGCCCAGTGTTCGTCGGTGATGCCCTTGGACAGCAGGATGCGGTTGTCGTGCTGGTCCAGCGCGGCCAGCGAATCCTTCTCGCGCGTCATCTTGCCGATGGCGTCCATCATGGTGATGCCGAACGCGCGCTTGCGCACATCGGTGATAGCGGCCAGGCCGGACAGTTTGATCGTACTGCTGGCCAGTTTGGCCGACAGCGTGGGGCCGAGATTGTCTTGCCCCCAGCGATTCATACCCGCGATGGCCGATTCCCACGCAAGCCCGGCGCGGCGCGCCTGGCGCAATTCCGCCTGGTTGGCCAAGTTCATGGCCGTGAGTTCGTTGCGCCACATCTGCATGACCGGCAGGTTGTTCATGCGCGCGGTCAGCGCCATCGTGCCTTCATCCGAGATCGACCCGATGACGGCCGACCCCATGCGCGACGAGATCATCCAATTGCGCAGCGTGTCGAACTTCGCGGCCAGCGCTTCATCGGCCACCGGCGGCGTGCGCCCGGCGACGAAATCGTACAGGCCCTGCGCAGACAGCGCGGCCTTGTTGGCCTTGCCGGGGTTCATGCCCTGCTTTTCCACGGCGTCCTTCAACATCGCGTCGCGGAAATAGCTGAACGTCGCGTTGGGGTTCGGCCCCATCTTTTCCACCAGCGCGATATCCTTGGACAGCGACTTGATGTGGCTGACCATCGTGTCGTACATGCTGCGATTGCCGAAGTCCTGCTGGTAGGCAATGTAGCTGTCCGCGTCCTTGAAGTGGATTTGGCGCGATTCTTTGCCTTGATTGGCGCGCATGCCGGTGCCGCCGATCTTGCCCGGCTCAATCTTGTTGATGCCGCCCCACGCGATCGACTCCCAGGCGTTGTTTAAAAACGACACCATCTGCTGGTCATTCATCATCGTGCCGTCTTCGTTGACGTAGCGATCGCGGTCCAACTTGGCGAAAATCTTGGCGACCCACGCGTCCTTGCCGGCCTTGAACACCGCGGACTGATCGTGGGTTTGTGGCATGGCCCAGTCTTCCAGGTGCCCGATCTGGCCACCGGCGTCGTTGAACTGTTTGCGCAACGCTTCGGCGGTGTCGCGGAAAGATTTCGCCGCGTCCTTGGCGCCGGCTACGCCGGTTGTCTCGCCGTGCAATTCACGGATGACTGCTTCGACGCCGGCGCGATCCTGCATCAGGCCGAAGAACGCGCCCTTGCCCTGTTCGAACAGGTCGGTCAGGTTGGCCATCGCGTCCAAGAACACGCCCTGGCTTTTCGATTCCACGGATTCGATGTGGCCCTTGCCATCCGGGCTGAACACCAGCGTGCGGCGCAGCGCCTTGATGCCGCTTTCGCCAGCGGCTTCGCGCGACTTCAGGTAGTTGTCCAGCGTGTCGTGGACCTGAATCTGTTTGGCCACACGTTCCTTCTTTTTCACCGCGTCGGCGATCATCTGTTCGGACGCCATCTTGGCGGCTTCCTGCAGGCGCTGCGCATCCGACATGCCGAGAAACGCTGTGCGGTCTTTTACCGCCAACTGGCGCAGGTTGCCCCGGATGCGGTCTTCGATCCCTTTGATTTCGACTTGTGTCAGCGCCCGGCCAGCGGCGCGGGTGACAGCTTCGATACACTGGTCTTTCATCTTATCCTCTCAGGAAGCAAGCAACCGCCACGTCGTGCAACACGCTGTCGCGCTTGGCGGCTTCCACTTCGATATCGGCTGCCTTCAGCAGGTCGGCGGCGCGCACCGGTTCGCCGGCATCGTTCAGCGCCATCAGGTCCGGCTTGGTGTCCAGAATCTGCTGCGCGCGCGATGTCTCGATTGGCCGCGCGTCGCCTGCGCGCGCCATGCTTTCCGGCGTGCCGTCGTGTGGTTTGGGTGGCGTTTCGGCCGGAACCCCGCGTGCAGTCTCCGATGCCGGCTTTCCGGCTTCGGGCTGCGCAGCCGGCTCTGCGGCGCCACGTTGTTTTTCCACAACGGTTTCGCGCGGCACGACTTCCTTGGGCGGCTCAATAACCTCCTTCGGGTACTCGGCGCGCATGGCTTCGTCTTGGATCGTCATGCGTTGGGTTAGCGCCGGGTCTTCCAGCGCGTCCACGCGGCGCGCGATATCGGCCACGTCGACCGACTCGCCGCGCATCATCTGCTCGGTCGCGCGCATCTGCGCTTCGACGTGGGCGTCTCGAGCTTCTGGGGTCTTGGGCACGCCTGGCGCCGTGTCCATTTCCATGTGCAGCTTTTCGTTCGACATCAGCGCGGCGTCGACTTGCTCGGCGCGCGGTTCGAACTTGCCGTGCATGTAGTGGCCAAGGCCGCCGAAGGCCGCGCCCAGAATGGCGTCAGTGATCAGCGCTTCCTTGTCCAACCACTGGTACTGTTTGGCCTGCTCGGTGTAGCCGTTGTGTTCAAGCAGCGCCGCCGTCGCGCCGCGCGAAGCCATGCCCATCGCGGTGTTGACGCCTGCGCCGATCGCCAGGTTGGTGGCCAGGCTCGCGCCGACTTTGGCCATCGGCACAACGACGCCGACCGCATTGGCCACGCCGGTGATCGCGCCCTTGCCCATCGCGGTGGCCGGGTCGATACCTTCTTCCATCGACAGGCGGGTGTCAGCGTAACCCTGCACCGTGCCGGTCAGCGCGGCGGCGCCGGCAGGGCCGCCCAGCGCGAAGCCCGCCACCGCCTGCGGCGCGACGTCGGCGAAGCCTGTCACCAGTTGTCCGACACGGCCGTAGGTGGCCTGCCGTTCTTTCAACTGTTCCAGCATCGTGACGTTTTTCTGCTGCTCGGCGCGCAGGTATTCCGCCGTGCCGGTGTTGAACACCTTGTCGAATTGCTCGGCCAATGGCACGGCCGCATTCGTGGCCGCGTCGCCCACCAGCAGCGCCGGTTTGGCGATCAAGCCACTGAACAACCCGGTGGCCACGCCTTCCAGCGAGCCGTCAAAAGCGCCGGGGCCGACCTGTGACAAGTCGGCGCCGTGGGTGTTCGCGTTATCCAACGCGCGGTTCTGTTCTGCCGGGTCCAGCCCGTAAAGGTAGCTCATATCAACCCTTCGGCTTCCACGGATGTGCGCGCGGCGGCAGGCGGCCAGGCTGCGCTTGCGGCGTTACAGTGGCCGGGCTGGTCGCAGCGCTCGGTCCATCGCCCACGTCGACCACGATCGGGTTGCCATTCGGCCCCTTCACGAAATCGGTGCCGGCCTTCACGTAATACTGGTTCGGCCCGGCGCCCTGAACGCCATACAGGCTTGGATTGGCAGCCGCGCCGCCGATCCCGTTTGCTGCGAACGCGTCTTTCATGCGGCCCGTCAGCGTGTCGGTGAACTGGTTTTCGTTTGCGCCCCACGGCATCACCACTTTGCCACGGCCGTTGAAGTCGGTCGTGCCGCCGGTCACGGCCTTGACCGCTTCCTGAATCAGGTTGGTGTCTGGGGCGTCCTTGCCGGACAGGTTGCCGGTGCGCGCCGACTTGCCTGCGTAATAGGCCCTCACCGCCTGGTACGCCGTATCGGCCGCGCCGGGCATGCCGGCAAACGCCGTGCCGATTTCGTTGTTGAACGCCTGGCGCAGCAGCAGGTCTTGCGGCATCGGGAAGCCCGACGACTTGCCGTCTTGCGCTTTGTCCGCCTTGTTCGGATGCAGCAGGTGTTCGCCTTCCAGTAGGATGCCGGCCACTTCGCGGGGCTGTACCGTCTCGTCAGGCCGGAACCAATGTGTGGCTGTCACGACGGTGTTGTTATTTCCCAACAGCGTGGCGGCTGCCAACGTGACCGGCGAGTCCGGCGTGACCTGCTGGACTAGCGTGCGGAACGCAGCCGGGTCGTTCATCTTTGTGCTGAGTGACGCAAGATAGTCCAACTTCTGCGACGTCGGCATGGCCTGCAGCCCGCGCGCGAACGCGTCCGCTTCTGGCTTGGTCAGGATCGCTGGCTGCGTGCCGAAGGATTCGGACAGCGCTTTCGACTGCGCCACGCGGCTGGCAGCACCATCGGCCATCTTGTCGGGTGTCGACATGTCGAGCGGCGCCACGCCGCCGATGCGCGCCTGGATGGCGAACTGCACCGGGTCGGCGGCGCGCTGCTGGCGCACCAGGTTCACCGCTTGCGAATACGCGTCATAGCGCGACTGCTGCGCGGCGAAGCCCGGCGAGTCCGGCACCGGCTTCATCGACGCCAGCGTCGCATCCTGCTGCGCGCCTGTGGCGCCATAGGCAGACTTCACTTGGGCGCCCAACTGCAGCATCGGCTGGTACTCTTCGGCATACTTGCGCGTGCCTTCCGCCGCGCCGTAGGCCGCAACGAATTGATCTTTCGGAATGGGCGAGCCGACTTCGCCGGTGCTGGCCGCTTGCGACGCTTGGTTCTTCCAGTTGTTCTCCAAGGTCGCCTTGTTCACCGCCATGATCTGGTTCTGGCGCGTTTCCCAATGGCCGATCAGCGCAATGCGCTTGCTCATGTCCAGCGCGTCCCAGCCGGGGATGTTGACCGCGTTGGCCATGATCGACGGGTCGCGCTCGGCCTGCACCGACAACGGCGCCGGCACAGCGGCGGCGCTTTCCTGCGCGGCTTTGTCGGCACGCGACAGCCAGCCGTTCAGGTATTTTTGCTGATCGGGGTTGGCCGCGGCGATGCCTTGGTAGCGCTGCTTGCGCAGTTCCAGCATCGTGTCGAGATTGCCACCGGACGCCGCGATCAGTTCCTTGGCGGCGCCGACGCCCATGTTGACGGCCGTGTCCATCGCGAACGATTGGATCGACGCCGGCAGGTTGTCGCCGCCGATGGGTACCCAGTAGCGGTCCTTGTAAATCTGGACGGCCTGGGCCTTCGTCAGGTTCTTGACGTCGATGTCCGGGTTCGCGCGTTGGTTGATGCCGAAGTTCACCGGCGCGGCAGAATTGCCGTCACTGGCGTTGTAACCACCTTCCTTCGTCAGCACGCGCGAGACGGCGGCGTCGAAGCCACCAGCCGCTTGCGCCGACCCGATGGGCACACCATTGGCCTTGTTGAATGCGGCGTTCGGCAGCGCCTTGGACAGCGCGCCTTGGGGGTTGGCTTCGCCGGCTGTGTACGCAGCGGCGTAGGCGTATTTCTCTTTGTTGTCGCGCACCAGCGCTTCGCGCTGCGTCACGTTCAAATGAGCGAAATTACCGAAGCCGCCCAGAATCACCGCTTCGTCTTGGCCCACCACGTTTTCGTATTGGGATGGATCGGCCATCAGCGTTTTCACATTGTTGTCGCGCGCTGTTTCTGCGTCCAGCTTCGCCTGCACACCGGCCTGCTGCTGCTGGAAGCCGAATGCACGATCGACGAACGACGCTTGCAGATTGGAAGACAGCCGCGAGAACAACTCCTTGCCGCGCGGGGTCTGGACGTTCTGCCCCATGTCTTCGAAATACTTGGACATGTCCTTCTGGACAGTCGGCGCAAAGTTCATGTCACCGGGCTGCGCCTGCGTTTCCCGGTCCTGCATGTTTTGCGTCCAGTCCATGCGGGCCTTCGACATCTTGGCGTAGATGTCGGACATTTCCGATTTGGTCTGGTAAGTCTCTAACCCTTGGGCTGCGTTTTCGATGCCTTGGCCAAGGGCCGTCATCCCGCGGCCAGTGTCGAACGTGGCGGCGCTGGCCTGCGACGTGTCGAGTCCTTGGGGCAAAACTTGTTGTTCGTAGGGCTGGATGCGCGCCATTATTTATCTCACGAAAGTGTTGAACCGGCGCCGGAACCGCCAGCGCCCATGCTCATGCCCTTGCCGGCGCCGCTGAACAACGTGCCCGCCGCGCTCATGTAACCGCTAGTCTGCGCCGAATCGCCTTGGAATCCCGCCAACGTCGCGCCATTGCGCAAACTGGTCGCCTGCACTTCGCCGTTGTAGATGATGTTTTGTCGATCGCGCTCGGCGTCTGCGGCAGATGCGGCCATGATTTCCAAGGGCGATCCGGTACTGGTGTCGACGCCGTTGTCGGCGTACCCCGCCACCATCGCGCCCTGCCGAATATAAGCCTGTCGCGAGGCGATCTGCGCCTTGATCTGCGCCTGCTGCTCGGTCGTCTGGGCGTTCATTTCGCCGACGCGCTTGTTGTAGTCGCCAGCCGCCTTCGCCGCATTGGCGGATTGCACCTGCCCCGCAACAGCTACCGCGGTGCCAACTGCCATCAAAATGAAAGGTAGAGCGGCCATTACCGTGTCCTTGAATACATCGCAGCGCTATGTCCGTTCGGGAAGAACGCTGCCATGCCGTTCGGTGTTTCGTTTTTAAAACCCAACATCTGCGCCCACCTGTGGCCAGGCTGAAAATCCATGTCTACGTAGCATTCCAACCGGTCATACGAAGACATGTCGATCAGTCGCCGGACACCGCGCGTCAACGTCAGCATGCGGCCGCCGGCGCTTTGCGAAATGTACGACCACAGCATCGCCCGATTATCCCACACCGGCAGCAATCCTCCTACCAACATGACTTCGCCGTCGATCCGCGCTGTCCACGATTCCAACTTTTCGAACGTGGCGAACTGCGCATCGGTCAGCGCCGAGAACATGTCTTCCTGCGAAGACTGGATTTTCAACTCGCGCATGTCCTGCGCGCGGTAGGCGGATACGACCAAGGTCATCGGTCGTAGGTAACGAGTTGCGGCATCACGGCAAGAATTGTGCCCGGTGTTGGCTGGTCTTGCTGCCAGCAGACGATCCCGTCGTAGTCATAGTTGGCATCGAAATTGAAGTCGTAGTCGCCGGTGAAAAGCGGAACTGCCGTTGTGAGCGGGTCCAGCATCTTGCGGAAAATCAACGGGTCCAGATTGTCGAAGGACGGGCCACACGAAATGCCCAGCGTATCCATCAGCCGCAGCGTCAGGTGGTTGATGCGTCGGGTCTTGCCTTGCGCCGTGCCATCGGCCGACCCGGCGTTGCCGCGCAACGTCATGGCCTGGGAGACGATCTGCAATCCGATCTGCACTTTGCTTGCCGGGGTTTGGAGCGGCACCGCGCCGCCAGTCACCACCTGCGGCGGGTGCACCGCGCCATCGGCCAGGATTTGCACCGTCTGACCTTCCAGCCAGTTTAAGCCCGTCACGACAGATGTGGGCGCCCCCGAGTAAGTGCCACCACTGTCGACGTAGAACGCATCGGCGGCGGCATCACCGACTTCCCAAATCTTTTGCATCCGTTCGACACGACGAACAGTAGCCCCGCCGATTGTTCGCGTTGTCTGCAACCACAAATCATCGCGAGTACCGTCCGGTGCGGGGATCGACACAACCGACTCTACTTTGGCGTTGATCCCGCCGAGGGTGTGGCGACTCCACGCGACCACGTCTTGGTCCCGTTCGTAAGTCATCGCCAGTAGCGTGCCATCGGCGCGCACGCACCAAACTAGCGGCTTTAATTCTTTTTGAAACGCAAGTTCGGTTACTCCTCCCTGCGTGATGTGTTCCGATCGCACGGTGAGATCGGGGGACTGAAACCCATCCACCTGTATAACGTATGCCATTTCACGGAGTTTGCGGCCGGCGCGCTGGACATAAATTACTGCTTTGCCTGCGCGAACAGGCGCTACCGCGGCGGACCCATACGACGTTGTTTGTGAACCCTTCACGTTCAATGCGGACAATGCCTCGCCCAACGTCGATGGCCGAACCAGCCATTCACCCGACGTAGTTCCTACCAGCAAACCCTTTTCATCACCTTCCATCCACCGGACGACCTGGACATCTTTTGAGTTCAGCGTAATCGAGATTGCTTCGGCCGCTGATGTCACGCCTACGTCGTTGGTGGGGGAAAAAGTCTCGTACTGCGACACACATGAAAAGTCTACGCGTTGCGGGTACTGGGCGCAGCCCGCAAACACCAGCCGGTCTTCATAAAAAGTGCTAACCGACGGATAGCCGTTTGCCGCGCCCCACAAACCCAGTCGCCAATCCTGCGTGGCGAATACGTCTGCGGCCGTGGTGCTTAACGAGACGGTCGCAGTCAACACGTCCGTGACCGAGGAAATTACCCCCCAGGCCCAGCGTTCACCGGCGTCAACCGTGTAATTCCATACGGCCGCGCCATCGGCGATATTCGTGCCGTAGCCCGTAGGGCCGCCGGCCGCCGCGGAAAAACCAGCTTTTATGCACTGGTAAATTTTGCCGCTGTCGTTTTTGACCGTGGCGCCTTTCGCGTAATAGGTGCTCGCCAACCAGTTCGGCGGGTAGTACCCAATCCGAAATTGCCGACCTACGTCGGTCGCGCTGAACAGCGCAGCGCTGGCCGCCGCCGTGACCACGCCCCAAGTCGCGCTCAGTGCAATGGTAATCGCCGATACGTTGACCGGCAGGTACGGTCCGTCTTGCCCCGAGATTGCGGTATAGCCCCACGACAGCGCGGCGAATCGCGATAGCTTGCTCGGGGGGTAGCTGGGGTGCGTAATGTACAACACGTCGGCAGACTGTGTGAATCGTAACTGCGCTATGTCGTTTTCTGTGTATGGGGTCACGACTTCCAACGGCACACCACTCACCAGAACCAGACCGCCATTCGCATAAAAACGAATGTACAAGTGCCCGAATTCAAGGACGTAGGCTTGAGAAGTACTGAACTCAAAACGCACCAGCCGAGATTTTCGAGCGATGCCGAACTTGGTCGGCGCAACGTCGTGCGTCCCTGGTCGACGAGTCAGGCCGCCTTGGACCAATGGGATGTAGTTCAGGCAAGTGCCCAGGGCGTTTGCGTACTTGTCGTACGTGACCTGGCCAAACAAAAGCGGCGTGAACTCGCCGGCGTTGAAACTGCTTTGGAGGGTTGCTACGCGCGGCATATCAATACCTCGCCAAGAGCCATCCGTCTTCCGGCGGCTCGGCAGAATTGCTTTCAAACGCGTTGATGCGCTTGGCCTCAGCCATCGCCGTCTTCAGGTCGTCCTTGATGCGGGTCGCCTTGGTGTCGGACTGCGTGAGTTCTTCGCACATTTCCAGGGCCATATTGCAGGACAGCGCTTCGTCAAACAGGATGTCGAATTGGTTGGCGTCTTCGACCCGGCGCACGTACCGAATTTTAAGCGGCGCGTTGTCATTCGTGACGATCGTGTCGCCTTCGATTTGCCAGTCGCATTCGCGGTTGTTCGGCAGAAGGCGCAGGAAGTCAGCCGGAAGTGGGTATGCGTTCGCCGGGCCGAAGGCCGGCGCCGTGGTCGACGCGGCCAATTCGGCACGCGCGATAGCGAAGTTCCACTGGTGACGGCGCAGCATCGCGTCGCGGATGCGCGTGTAGCAGGCGCTGCAGGCGCGCGCGTTCTTGCTGTCGTCGGAAAGGGACGTGATGCGAGAAGCGCCCAGCTTCTGCAGGGCGCGATTGCTGGTTTCGACGACACTGGCCATCCGTTACACCGGAGGGAAAGTGTTGCGCGCCACCACGTCTTCAAGAATTTCACCGATGACGTAGACTTCGTTGCGAACCAGGACGTTTGTCGTGTTGATGCGCAGTTCGAAATCGGTGCTGTTGGTGCTGGTGCTGCCGACGATGTCCTTCAACACCTGGCCGACGTTCAGGCCGATGAAGTAGTTGCCGGACGCGGCCAAAGGCCATGCAGCCTGCAGCAAGTACAACTGGAAGAACTCGATCGCCATCTGCACCTGCTCGGCGCCGATGCCCGCGGTCGTGCCGTTGACGAACAGTTCGACGTCGGTGCTGCCCGTCGATGTGCCAACCGTTACCGGAAAGCTGGTCGAACTGAATTCCGAACCACCCGGCGTGACGCCATAGTAATAGTTGGCCATGTGCTTTTCCTGTTTAGATGGACGGGGCCGAAGCCCCGCCCGTCAGGTCTTACGGACGTGTGAAGAACATATCGATCACCAGCGTGCCCGATGCGGGCAACGCGGCGGTGCCGACTGTCAGGATCACACGCTGGGTCGGCGCCACTGGTGCGGCTGCGATCTGCGCAGTCGTACCGAACAGCGCTGGCGCGTCGACTGCGGTGTTCACCGCCGCAGCACGATACAAGCCCGCGCTGGCCGCCGTGCCGATCGCCACAGTCGCCGTGCCCAGAGACACGGTGGCTGTCAGCAAGCCGTAGGCGAAGTCTTCGCCGGCCGGGATATCGGCCAACACCACAGTGTCGCCACTGGCCTGCGCGGCCAGCGTGATCGTGGCGCGGTAGCGGCGCAACTTCGCGCCGACGCCCAGGACCGAGTTGGGTTTGACAGCTGGAACGGAATCGATGCCGGCGGCTTCGATGGAGTAGGTTTGTGCCATGTCGTTCTCCTATTAAGCGCAGGCGATGTAGCCGACGCGCTTTTCTTCCAGGCGGGTAGCGCCGAACGTGCCGGTCACATACACCTGTGTCGAATTGCGCTTGGCCGGCAGACGGTCGATCGAGGTCTGGATGTCATTCCAGATACCCAGGCCGATACCCGACTTCGCCCAGAACGGCACGTAGTACTGGCCGCTGGTGTTGATCGTGCCCTGGTAGTTTGCTGCGCCAGGGATACGTTCCGAATGGACGAAGTTGAAGCCCATGAACGCGGTGATGCGACCGTCGACCAGCACCGGCTTGGTGTTGTAGTCGAGGGAAATCGCTTGCGCTTCGTTCAGCAGATCATCGTGCTGCTTGGCGGTGATCGCCATGAACAACTGGTCGTTGTCCAGGTCGACTTCGGCGGCCATCAGAATACGCTTGGCTGCACGCAGCTTCGCGATGTTCAGACCGGAGTTTGTCGCGCCGGAACCCACGGTGGCCGCAACGATCTGCGAACCGGAGTTGTAAGCCGACAGCAGGCCGGTGGCGGTCGAACCGTTTTCGCCGGTGTTGTTGCTGTTGAAAATGCCGGCGATGATTTCATCGTCCTGCGCGCGGCCCATCGCCATCGCGCCGGCCATCGCATACGGCGAGGCAGGATCGATCAGCATGCGCAGCTTGTCCTGGTTGTCGATCAGATCGGCCCAGTCGTAGTCGGTCGGGTAGACCCAGCGCTTGTCCTGCGGCACACCGATCAGCGGCGTGTCCGAGTGACGGGACATGTTCTTAACGGGAGTCACGGCGCCGAACTGTTCCATGATGGAAGCAGCTTTGCCGGACAGGGCCTGTACCATGACTGTAGGACGCAGCCGGGAACCTTGCTGCTGAAGCAGCATGCCAACGTTTGTCGAGTAGGTCTGGACAAACGCGGTAGTAATGAAGTTAGACATGAAAGTCTCCCCACGAAGTTAAACAAAGGTTGTGCTGGCGTAAAGTGCCTGCCTGCCTTGGCTTATCCTCGCGGGGAGGGGCCGAACTTATTGCTATACTTTGGCGTGGGGCTGACTACTTTTTGGTAGCCCGCTTGTCCACTCGCGCCGTCAAACCGGAACCTTTCGTGTCCAGGTCAGACGGCTCTGCGATGTGATTATAGAACTGAGTTGAGATTTCCACAATGGCATCGACATCATTTTCGACGCGACGCCCCGTGACGATCACCGCCTGCTTCAAGCATTCCAGCTTGAGTTCTTCGGGCGTCATTCTGGATTGGCCCAGGCTTGCAACTGCAGCATCTTGGCTTTGGCTTCGGTGTTACCGGCCAAATACTTCGCCGTGAACTCCTTGTCGTTGCGCAAGTCGGCCAACTCGCTCTTGGCCTGCGCCGGCGTCATCGCGCCGGTGAAACTGGTCGTGCGCGCCGCACCTGGGAAACCGGACTCGCCGACCTTGGCGCCCAGACCAGCCATAAATTTCATCACGCCGGCGTAACCCATCGCGCCTTCCAGCTTGTCCAAGGTCGCTGCGTCCACGCCAAACTGCTGCGCGGCCATGCGGGCCTGGGTGATCTGGGTGTCGTAGCCTGCGCCCCATTCCTTTTTCAGCGATTCCTGCTGCGCGGCATTGTCGGCCAGCTTCGACGCCTGCTGCGCCTCGGTGGCGGCGCCGGCCTGGCCGTTGTACCAGTTGGTCAGTTCCTGCGCCTGCTTGGTGGTCAGGCCCAGTTCGTGGAACTTGCCGGCAGCCGCTTCGGCGAACGCGCCGTCCTGGCCTTCAGGCGCCTTGATGCCGTATTCCTTGGCGTCCGCCGGGCGGCCGAGTTTGGAATAGAACGAGTCCAGGTCTTCCTTGGTCGACGTCTCGGTCGGCAGGCGCAGCATCTTGTCGGCCGGCACGCCGACGAATTTTTCCAGCGCGGTGTAGGACGTCAGCACATCGGCCGGCGACTTCCAGCCCTTGTTCTGGATCAGGCCAACGGTTGCTTCGTCGGCAGTCGGCAGCCATTCGATCGTGGGCGCCGCGGGGGCTGGTGCCGGTGCGGGTGCTGCAGCTACGGGTGCGGCGCCGGCTGGGGCGCCTTGTCCGCCATCGGCGGGGGCTAAGTTCTCGGACATGGATTATTCCTGGTTGGGTTTCTGGGCTTGGCGTGGCTGACCGAGAAGCGCCCACAGTTCATCATCGGTCAGTTGTAAATGGTTCTGCAGGCGCAGCCACACTTCGCGCCGGCCTTCCAGCATCGCGTGGATGCGCGGGTCTGGGTGGAACGTCGTTTCGTGCGCCCGGCAAAACTTCGCCAGGTCAGCCAACACGGCTTCACCTGGCGGGTTGTTGAATGTGCGAACGTAGTTCGTGCGCCGCTCGGCCAAGAAGTCGAAGGCTTGGCTCATTGCTGATTACCCTGCGTCGCCTTCATCATGGCGGCCATCGCCGGGCCGGCCTGCGTCACCTGCTGGATACTCTGCTGCTGGCTGCGGCCTTCGCGGATCGCCTTCACGTCTTCCATCAACCTGAAGAACTTGATCGGCATCGCGTTGGCGTCGCCCAGGTCAGGAATGATTACATCGAAGTCGAACAGGTCGAGTGGGCTTGGGTCTTGGGTTTGCGCCGCGATCTCGGCGGCAAACTGAATAGTGCGCATCGTGCCGGCGGCGCCCTCGGCCTTCTGGGCACGCGACAACGGGCTGTCGTAGGTGACGTCGTAGTCCGCGCCCATCGACTGTTTCAGGATGGTCGGCATCGGCGGCAGCAGGCCCTGGCGCGCCAGCAGATCTACTTCACGTTCGATCATCGGCCCCAGCGCTTCGGACTGTTGGCGGCCCATCGTCGGCGACAACAGCGCGCCCTTCTCGCGCGCACGTTCCAGC